CGGACAAGTTCGGGAAAGGCGCAAATGCTGCCAGCAAACGACCCGCTCAGACGGTTGCTGGGGCCACAAGAACATCACCTGGGCGCAGTGGAAAAAGGGTACGTCTCACCTCGTCCCAAGTCGCGATAGCGAAAAAATTAGGTGTGCCGCTTGAAGAATACGCGAAATACGTGAAGGAGTAAGGAATATGGTCGAACGTGAAGAAACCTCAGAAGGTTTGTCTGTAAACCGCACACCTCGCGCAAATAAAACTCGGGAGAAGACGGCTATGCGTAAGCCGTGGGCTCCCCCGTCGATGCTCGAAGCACCACCTGCACCTGATGGCTTTAAACATCGTTGGATTCGCGCTGAAACGCGTGGTTTTGACGATACAAAGAACATCAGCTCCAAGATCCGGGAAGGTTGGGAACTAGTCCGTAAGGATGAATATCCTGACTTTGAAGCCCCGGTAGTCGAAACAGGTAAATACGAAGGTGTTTTTGGGGTTGGCGGCTTAATTCTCGCTCGGATACCGGAGGAGACCATTCAGGAGCGCTCTGATTACTTCAATAGTCGTAATCAGGACCAAATGAACGCGGTTGATCACGATATGATGCGCGAGAATGCTCACTCAACCATGCGGATCAGCAACGCTGATCGGCAATCTCGTGTAACCTTCGGTGGTCCTAAAAGATAATAGGATCGCCCCAATAGGAGAAAGTCCGAAATGGCAAATCAAGATACTGCCTACGGTCTCCGTCCTATCGGACTAGTTGGTAGCGGTGTAAATTCCACTGGTGTAACCCAGTACGAAATCGCTTCTAACAACACCAATGCTATTTATCAATATTCTATCGTTGTGCCTTTGGCCGCCGGTGTTATTGATCAGGCTGGTGCCACAGATGGTGGTACTACCCAGGCTCTTGGTGTTCTGATGGGTGTGGAGTATGTAGACTCGGTTTCAAAGAAACCAGTTTGGATCAACTACTGGCCGGGCTCAGGTTCGGTTAGCGTTGATACTAACCATCCGGTTAAGGCTTTTGTAGCCGATAACCCCAATCAGCTTTTCAAGGTTGCTTCTGACGCTTCCCTGACAAACCGCGCTACCGCTCTTGCGACAGTGTTTGCTAACGCTTCGCTTGGTACTTCGGCTCGGACGGGTAGTGACGACACCGGTGTTGCTAACGGCGCACTTAGTGTTTCTTCAGTGGCTACTACTGCTACGCTTCCTCTTCGTATTGTCGGCATCGTAGACGATGCTGCTAACGATGATTACACCGCAGCAGGTATTCCGCTGATTGTTCGTCTGAACGCGCACTTTAACGCTGGTACGCGACGGTTTGATTCTCAAACCACCGCTGACTCAACCGGCATATTAAGGAGGGCTAAACTATGGCTATTTCTCGCGCACAACTCGCGAAAGAGCTTGAGCCCGGACTTAATGCACTGTTCGGGTTAGAATATGATCGTTACGAAAATGAGCATGCTGAAATCTTTGAAGAAGAGTCTTCGGACAGAGCTTTTGAAGAGGAAGTGATGCTCGGTGGGTTTGGAACAGCACCTGTCAAAAGTGAAGGCGGAGCCATCAATTTTGACGATGCTCAAGAAACATACACCGCTCGTTATACGCATGAGACCATTGCTCTTGCGTTTTCGATCACAGAAGAGGCTGTCGAAGATAACCTCTATGATCGTCTGGCTTCGCGCTACACCAAAGCTCTGGCCCGCTCTATGGCCCAGACAAAGCAAATCAAGGCTGCTTCTATATTGAACAACGCGTTCAATACAGGTGTTTATGCCATTGGTGATGGTGCTGCGCTTTGCTCATCTGCTCACCCGAGTCTTTCGGGCAACCAGCGGAACATCCTTTCCACAGCGGCTGATCTTAACGAGACGTCCTTGGAGCAGATGCTCATTGATATAGCTGGTTTAACAGACGAGCGTGGCCTCAAGATTGCTGTTCGCGGCATGAAGCTTATTATTCCAAAAGAGCTTCAATTCATTGCGGAGCGAGTTATCAACTCAAACCTCCGTTCTGGCACCGCAGACAACGATCTGAACGCCATGAAGACAATGGGAATGCTTCCTGACGGTGCAGTGGTAAACCACTTCCTCGTCGATACAGACGCATTCTTCATTAAGACAGACGCTCCTAACGGCTTCAAATACTTCAACCGTTCGCCAATCAAAACGGCAATGGAAGGGGACTTTGATACCGGTAACATGCGTTTCAAAGCGCGTGAGCGTTACAGCTTCGGTGTTTCCGACTGGCGCAGCGTATTCGGTACTCCCGGCGCAGCGTAAAGTATGTTATAAGGGGAGATCCTCTCCCTGGATGACGTACTTGAGGGGGCTTCTTGTTTGCAAGAGGCCCCTTCTTTTTTTATCAACTTGTTGGTAGAATAGTTTTAGGGCTTCCATATAAGCTTCACAGACTGTGAGGCAAAACCTTGTG